GCTAATAATACGGGGGACAGCGGAGCTGGCGAACTTGATGTTAATGTACGGTCGTACTTCTCTGACCCTGATATTACTCTTGACGGCGCTCTTAATCAGACACTGGATAAGACTGGGGATGGTAACTTAACGTTCCAGCATACTCAGAACACTGCTACTAATCGCACTCTGCTGATTAATGCTACTAATGCAGGCAGTGGTGATGCACTTATTAATATTACATCTGAGAATGATATTACAATCTCTGCTACTCATGTAGATAACAGAGTCAATGTAGAAGACTTCCACTTCCAGGATAACGTCTTCTCTACAACCAATTCCACTATGGTATTGGATCCTAATGATGATGATGGTGCTACTGGATTAGTACAGATTCGTGGCGATCTCCAAGTAGACGGCACAACCACGACTGTCAACTCAGTCACAATGACTGTGCAAGATCCAATCATCACCCTCGGTGGTGAAGATACTCTTACAACAGATGACAACCTTGATCGTGGTATCGAATTTAGATACTATGATAGTCAGGAAAGATTCGGTTTCTTCGGTTGGGATGAAGACTATGCAAACTCTAACATATGGAATGGCACTGGCGGGTATCGCTTCCTGTACAACGCCACCAACACGAATGAAGTTTTTGCTGGCACAGACGCTGCTCTTATTGCTGGTAACCTCAGACTCACAACGAGCACAGGATCCACATCTACCACAACTGGCACCCTGGTAGTAACTGGTGGTGTCGGTATCTCCGAGAATGTATATATCGGTGGTACAGTTGACATCGCTAATGACTTTGATATTAACTCTGGTGAGTTTACTGTCACTGCTGCCAACGGAAACATCTACACTCAGGGCGACCTACAAGTTGATAGCAATGTAACTCTTGGTACTGAGGCGGCAGATACTGTCTTGGTCAACTCTGACACCACGTTTGAAGATGACGTTAGGATTGTTGGTCCTAATACAATATTCTCTATTACAGATGGTTCTGTTGAGAGATTTGTTATCGATACCGATAACGGCAACATCCATAGTGATGGTACTTTGGACGTTGACAGTGGAGTAACATTCAACAGCACGTTAGACGTTGATGCTGCTGTCACCTTTAACAGCACTTTGGATGTGGATGACGATTCAGTCTTCCATAATGACATCACTCTCGATACCACTGGTAAGTATTTCAAGATTACCAATGGTACTACCGATAAGTTTACTGTCCTTTCAACCAACGGAAACACAGACATCCGTGGTACTGTTGATGTAGGATCTGCGGTACACTTTGAAACTACTTTACAAGTTGATGGAAATATTACCCTTGGTGATGGGTCTAATCGTACCCTCACTATTAATTCAGATACTACTTTCACCGACGACCTCACGGTCAATGCAACGGTTGATTTTGATTCCTCTCTTAACGTTGACGGTACCGTTGATTTCAATTCAACTTTGGTTGTCGATGGTCAAACAACAATTTATGACTCTGTAATTTTACAGAGTAATGATGAAGTCTTTAATATCAACAATGGGGCGGCACAAACACAGTTCTCTGTTGACTTCGATAATGGTAATACCATCATCGGTCGTGATGGTCTGGGAACTGGTACACTGACTGTTCATGGTAATTCCACCTTTAACAACCCTGCATCATTTACAGATAATGTAACAATTGGTAATGCAAATACTGATACATTTACTGTTAATAGTGTAACTCAGTTTACTGATGATGTAACTGTTGATGGTAGTCTGCTTGTCAATACAAATGCAACTATTGAAGGTAACTTGACAGTTAATGGTGTTACCACCACAGTCAACTCCACCGTTGTCACACTAGATGATCCTATTATCACCTTGGGTGGTGACACTGCTCCTACTAGCAATGATGCTAAGGATCGTGGTGTTGAGTTTAGATATTATGATTCACAAGCAAGACTGGGATTCTTCGGTTGGGATATTTCTGCTTCAAGGTACGCACTGTATCATGCTGCGACCAATTCTTCCGAGGCATTCAATGGCACTCGCTCAGGTCTTGACTTAGGTAGTATTAAGTGTTTCGATGTCACTAACTCAACTAACTCAGCATCAGGTGCTCTGATTGTTGGTGGTGGTGCTGGTATTGGACTTGACCTCTATGTTGGTGACGACTTAGTTGTTGCTGATGATGGATCATTCGGTGGTAACGTTGACATCACGGGCACTCTGGATGTCACCGATGACTTCGCTGTCTCCACCAAATTTACAGTTGATGCTCAGACAGGTAACACATATGTTGCTGGTACTTTTGATGTAGATGGTAATACAACGATTGGTAATGCTGCTAGTGACTCACATACAGTTACTGGTGTGGTCCAGTTTAACCAAGCACTCACTGTTTCAGAGAGAGCAAACATCCGTGACTTGAAGATTGGTACTGATGCTTCAAACGAAATTGGCACCACTTCTGGGGATCTGATTCTTGATTCTGCTGGCGGCACTGTTAACATCACAGACAATGCTGATATTGACGGCGACCTTAATGTTGACGGCAATACTCAAATCGATGGCACTCTGACAGTTGATAGTAATTTAACTCTTGGCACTGCTGTTGATGACGCTCACGTTATCACAGGCACGATCACTGCAAATCAACGTATTACTGCTAGCGATGGTATCCACGTTAACGATATCCGTCTCGGCACTACTAATGGAGACAGAGCAGTCTTTGCAGATGGTGGATCGCTAGTCCTGGATTCGTCCACTAATACTGTTGCTGTTACTGCTACTCTTAACGTCAGTAATAACCTCACCGTTGACGGTAACTCCACCCTTGGCAATGCTTCTGGCGACACTCTGACAGTTAATGCTACATCAGCATTCAACGCTTCTATCACTTCGCAGCAGATTACTGCCAACAACCTTAAACTAGCTGTTGATGGTAACGGTGAAGTCAGTACAACATCAGGTGCATTGACTCTTGATTCTAGTAATGGCGAAACCATTATTGATGACAATGCTACTATCAACGGAACGCTTGATGTTAGTGGTGCTACAAATATTACAGACAACTTCACTATCACCGCTGCTAGCAGAACAGTATCTGTTAGAAATGGTTCTGCTGCTAACAAGTTTACTATTGCTACTGACACTGGTAATACTTTAATTGAAGGTACACTTAATGTTAACGATGCAACCGTAATTGACGATACTCTTAATGTTACTCAGGGTGTTGATTTTGATAGCACTCTGAATATTGATGGTGTTACAACCATTACCAATACAGATAATGCATCTACTGGCAGTAACTTCTCTGCTTCTGGTGCTCTCCAAGTTGCAGGTGGTATGTCAGTTGCTCAGGATTTGGCAATTGGTGGAGACATGCAAGTCTATGGTGACTTTGAGGTAGATGGTAACGTCGTCCAGAAAGGTAACCAGGAATTCCGTGGTCGTGTTGAGTTCTCCAAGAATGAGAATCCAGGCAGTCTGAGTGCAAATGCACCTATCATGATCCCCAATGGTGGTCTTACGATTGCAGAAGATACTTTCATCGGTCAGAGTTTGTTCCTTGGACCTAATGCTGGAACAACTATTACTCTGGATGGTGTAAATGGTAATGTTGATATTAATGGTACTCTGGATGTAAATGGTCTAACAACTCTTGGACAAGCAGCAATCAGTACGATTACAACAACTGGTGCTGTAAACATTGGTGGTACTACAACAGTTGGTGCTAACAAGTTTATTATCAACTCTGCAAGTGGTAACACTGATATTGTTGGTACTGTGGATATTGGTGGTGTAACTAATATCACTAATACACTGGGTGTTACTCAGGCAGTTGACTTTGATAGCACTCTGAATGTTGATGGGGAGACTACACTCAACGATGCACTGACTCAGAACAGCACTTCACTCTTTAAGGATAACGTAGTCCTTCGCGGTGCATCTAAGACACTTACACTTCAAAATGGTAGTGGCACTGATAAGATTACTCTTGCATCCACAACTGGTAACATTACAGCAGGTGGACTTACAACCACCAACACACTTGACGTTACTTCTAATACCACAATCGGTGGCACACTGGGTGTTACTGGACAGATTACTGGTAATGTAACTGGCAACCTAACAGGTACTGCTGACAAGTCAGACCTTGCTGATATTACTGACACCACAACATCTAACCTTACTTACTATCCTACATTCGTTTCTGCGAATAGTGGATACACTGAGATCCGCACTGACTCTGCAAACCTTACATACAATCCGTCTACTAACAGACTGACGGTTGCTAACTTCCGATCAACCACCAACTTTGAAGTCCAAGGTAACTTGAATGTTACTGGTGCTCTGACATTCTACGAGTCACAAGTTGGTAGTATCGCTAACCATGATACCGATGCTCTGACAGAAGGAACCAGCAACCTCTATTTCACTGATGAGAGAGTTGATGATCGTGTTGCTGCTCTGATCTCAGGCGGCACTGGCATCACTGCTACATATGATGATGCAGGTAATATCCTGACTCTGAGTGCAACTCAGGGTGACATCAATACTGACAACATCACAGAAGGATCTACTGCTCTATTCACCACTGCTGCACGTACAAGGTCACACTTCACGTATGGCACTGGCATTACACATAGCAGCGGAACCTTATCTGTCACCCAATCTGATATCAATACTGATAATGTCACAGAAGGATCTACAAATGTCTTCTTTACTGATGCTCGCGCTAGGGGTGCATTTAGTGCTGGTGGCGATCTCGCTTATAACGCTAGCACTGGTGCGTTTAGTGTAACCACATTTAAGACTGCTGATGCTCGTGGTGCTGTAAGTGCTACTGGCGATCTGTCTTATACTTCTGGTACTGGCGTATTCTCTTATACCACACCTGACTCGGATGGTATTGCTGAGGGAAGCACCAACCTTTATCACACTGCTGGTCGTGTTGATACTCGTATCGCACTCCAAGTTGGTGCAAACCTTGACCTGAGCAGTAAGGACACTGGTGACCTTACAGAAGGTAGTAACCTCTATTACACAAACGCTCGTGCCGATGCTCGTGCCTCAGCAGCCATCACCGCTTTGGGTCTTGGCACTGCTGCTACTACTGATGCAACTGCTTATGCAACTGCTGCACAGGGAGCACTTGCTGCTTCTGCTACACAACCAGGTGATCTGGCAACCGTAGCAACCAGTGGATCTTACGATGATCTTACTGACCTACCCACCCTTGGTACTGCTGCTGCAACTGCATCTACTGATTATGCAACTGCTGCACAAGGTGCAACGGCAGACACCGCTTTGCAATCTGAGACTATTGATCTCACTACTCTGAAAGCAACTGTCGCAGCATCGGCAGACTTTGCTGACTTCCAGACCCGTATCGCTGCTCTCTGATAACCAATGGCAACTCCAACAACTAAGGCAGAATTAAAAGAATACTGCCTCCGTAGACTGGGTAAACCAGTCTTGGAGGTGAATGTATCTGATGATCAAGTCGATGATGCTATCGACTATTCAATTCAAAAATTTCAGACCTATCATTATGAAGGTGCTGAACGAGTTTATTTGAAGCATCTATTCACTGCTGATGAGATTGCTGCTGGACGTACTAATACAAATACTACTGGGGCAGATAGTACCACTATTTGGTCGGAGCAGAATACATACCTAACAGTCCCAGAACATATCCTTGCTATTGAAGGAATGTTTGCCTTTACAGACAAAGGTACTCGCAGTATGTTTGATATTCGTTATCAAATGAGACTGAATGATTTGTATGACTTTACGTCTACACAGTTCTATCATTACTACATGATCCAGCAACACTTGTCTAGTATTGACTTTATGCTAGAAGGTATGAAACCAATTAGATATAATAATGTTCAAGACAGAGTATACATCGATTTTGACTGGACTGAGGATGCACTTTCAGATCAGTATGTGATTCTTAAATGTTGGCGTGCTCTTGATCCAACCACTTGGACAGAAATTTATAATCAAATGTGGTTGAAAGACTATGCTACTGCCAAAATTAAAAAGCAGTGGGGTAGTAATCTTACTAAGTTTACGAATGTCCAAATGCCAGGTGGTGTCACTCTAAACGGTGAGATGATTTATAACGATGCTGTCGAAGAATTAAAAATTCTCGATGAACAACTTCGTACCACTTGGGAAACACCTCCCCTAGACATGATAGGTTGATATGGCACTTAATAGTTTCTTCACCCAAGGCACAACAGGAGAACAGGATCTTGTACAAGATCTTGTAGATGAACAGATCAAGATGTTTGGTAAGAATGTATATTACATTCCAAGAACATTGGTTAAGGAAGATAGTATCTTTGGAGAAGATACGCTATCTAAGTATGAAGGTGCATTTGAAGTTGAAGTGTATCTGGAAGATGCTGGTGGATTTCGTGGTGATGGTGATATCTTTGCTAAGTTTGGTGTCAGGATACAAGACCAAGTTACATTTATAATCTCAAAGAGACGTTTTACAGCAGCGGTAGATGATAACGCTACATTGATCGTAGAGGGTCGTCCTAATGAAGGAGATCTGATTCATTTCCCAATGGTAGGTAAGACTTTTCAGATTCAATATGTAGAACATGAGCAACCCTTTTTCCAGTTAGGTAAGATCTATACTTGGGGTCTTCGTTGCGAACTGTTCGAGTACAGTGATGAAGATATCAATACTGGTGTTACAGAGGTTGATGCTCTTGAAACCAACTTCGCAAATGCTGTTGGTGTTGTACTGGCAGAGGGTGGTACTGGTACATTTGTAGTTGGTGAAACTGTTACTGGTGGTACAACTAATACTACATCCGAAGTTAAATCTTGGGATGAATCTACTAGGACTCTTATTCTTATTAATAGAAGCGGAAGGTTCTCATCTGGTGAGACTATGACGGGAGATACTAGTTCGGCCGTCTGGACAACGTTCACTTATAACACTATAAATAATTTGAACTCAGAATATGATCAAAACCAGGCCATCGAATATGATGCAGACGCAATCATAGATTTCACACAATCTAATCCGTTTGGTGAGTATGGTGATAAAGGGAGCACAATCTAATGTTAGGAACTTATTCATACCACGGTATAATTAAAAAAACTGTGGTTGCCTTTGGTACGCTATTTAACAACATTGAAATTAGGCGCGTATCAGCATCGAAAACAGAAGTAATGAAAGTACCTTTGGCATATGGTCCAAAGGATAAGTTCTTAGCAAGGTTGCGTCAACTTGGAGACCTGTCTACAAAAGATCAAGCACAGATTACATTACCTAGAATTGCATTTGAGATCCAGGCAATTACTTTTGATCCAACACGAAAGTTATCTCCCACACAGTATATTAGAAATACTACTGCATCAGGAACTAACAATAGGGGATTCATG